TACGGCTAGCAACAGCACGTTGAAGCAGATATGCACGACTGTTATTTCCGAAGGCGGTTACGAACTTCGTGGCGCTCAGCAAGCTATTGAAACCGCGATTGGTGCACCGCGTGATCTTACTACGGCTGGAACATACTATCCAGTGATTTCGCTAAGACTCAAAGCTACACCTAATAGACTAGACGCTATTGTTATTCTTACTGCGCTTTCGCTACTAGCTATTACGAACAACGCCTATTATAACTGGAAAGTTGTTAGTGGCGGAACAACAACTGGCGGTTCTTGGGTAAGTGCTGGTTCTGATTCTGCTGTTGAGTATAATCTGACAGGAACAAGTTTTGCCGGTGGTCGCACTATGGCAAGCGGATTCTTGAGTGGATCTAATCAAGGATCAACACCGACTGACATTCTGAAAGAAGCGTTATTCAAGTTTCAGCTGGAACGTAATGGTCTTACGTCAACACCATTTGAACTTACATTGATAGCCGCATCTGCTACTAACGGTGCGGATATCTATGCTTCTATGGATTGGGAAGAAATTTCAAGATAAGGAATAACAATGAGCTATCGTAGTTTAGAAAACACAATCCGCGAAACAGCCTGTGGTTGCACTAAGGTAAAAGAAAACAATGAAGTTGATGACGAAGGCAATATGGCAAAGGGCGAGCTTCGCATGATCGCTTCGCGCGCGCAGGAAATCATTTCTATGCTCGACGATAACACACAGCTTGAGGGATGGGTTCAAAGCAAGATCACCAAAGCTGAAGATTATATCAATTCAGTTTACGATTACATGAAGGGTCAGAAAGGAAACTAACATGTCAGTAGATCCAAAGAAGTTTGGTCTTACGCCATCTCTTGTAGAAACCGTAAAGGAAGCTCTCAAGGGCGATCAGCATAAGATTGATGCTAACAAGAATGGTAAGATCGACGCGCAGGATTTTAAGAAACTGCGCGGAGAAGAATTAAAAGGCGATCAGCATAAGATTGATAAGAACAAGAATGGTAAAATCGACGCTCACGATTTCAAACTTCTTCGTAAGAAGAATGATACGAAATTAGTTGCTAAGCCTCAATACGATAAAATGCGCCCTGCTTTTAAAGAAGAAGTTGAGCAGATTGATGAAAAGGTAAAAACAACACACGAAAACCCTCTTGTCACAGTTCATGATAAAGATGGTCTTCATACTCACGCCAATCTTTCTACAGCAAATAAGATTTTTAACACTAAAGTTAAACATACTGATGTGCATGCTGGACCAGTAAAGACAAAAGATGGTCATGAAACAAAAAATAATTTAACATTTGCTATCTCAAAGCATCATGCGTCTGCAATGAAAGAAGAAGTTGAGCAGGTCGATGAAATTTCGAAAGCGACTCTTGGTTCATATGTAACAAAGGCGGCTGGTTCCGCAGCTACGCATACTGGCGCAGCAGCTGCTTATGGTGGTTCTAGCAAGAGCCCAGATCCAAAGAAGATGGCTCAGCATCAAGCTATTGCAACAAAGCGTACGACTGGTATTCAGAAAGCAGTTGGCAAGCTGACTAAGGAAGAAGCTGAACAAACTGATGAAGCAATGTCGCCAAAGCAAAAGGCACATTCTAATCGTCTGAAGAACAATCCTGGACGTAAAGGTAGCGTGTTTGATCCATCATCAAACTTCGATGCACCTAACCACAAGGTTGATGTTGTAGTTTCTAAAGATAATAAAAAAGAAACTAAAAATGATGTCGTGCAAGCTAAAGATAAGCACGATGCTATGTTTAAAATTCAGATGAAGTATCATAAGATGGGCTATAAAGTCCATGATACTAAACACAAAGGTACAGTGAAAGAAGAAACAGAAATCACTGAAGCCGAAGACGCAGTAGCAAAGCAGATTGCTGCTAAGAAGGATGCGATGCAGAAGCAGATTCAGCAGAAGATCGCTCAGAAGCAGATGTCAGCAATGCAAGCTAAGGCTAACTAGCGTCTGTCGAGCATCAATGCTAGCAGCCATGATGATGAAGAAATGAAGAAGGGTGGTAAGGAAAAGATTGAAATCAATCCACCACTCAAGGAAGCTGAAGAGCTACCTAAGGCTGTAGTTAAGAAGGGACACGAAATCGCTAAGTCGCTGATCAAGCACCGCGCGAAGGTTCGTGAACCATATGCTGTCGGTATGGCAACAGCTAAGAAATCAGCTGGTATCAAAGACTAAATAGGATAACTAGGAAAAGGAGTGCAGATATGGCACAATGGACAATGACAGATAACGCTAACGGCGCGCCAAGCTGGGCTAACACAACGCTCAATCTTGCTAAGAATAGAAACGAGCTGTTCGGTAACACGACAATCGGCACTTTTCGCGCTAATATCGCATACGGAACATTTGGTGTAAGCTCAGGCGAAATGACTTACGCTAATACAGCAGGTACAGAAGCTGATAACATCCCGCACGCTGGATGGGTTCTTCGCAAACAAGGTCAAGGTGGTCGTGCTGGTCGCGTTCACTACGAAGTTCTCGTTGCAGCTTCTTCTATCGTCAACGATGCTGGCGGTGGTGGTGAAGCTCTCGATGATGGAATTCTCCCAGAATAATAGATTTGGAGTCGCTAGATGGCTGACAAGAAAGTATCACAGCTTACAGCATTGACGACCACAGCGGCTCCAGATCTGCTGATGATTGTCGATGATCCGAACGGAACACCAGTATCGAAGAAGATCACAGTAAAGAGCTTCTTCGGTTCTGTTCCTTCTAATACTGTATTCAGCGCAAACGTAACTGTATCTGGTAACAGAGTACAGCTTGCGTCAAACGTAAACATCACAAAAACGCTTACAGCCAACACAGTCAAAATCACGTTTGGTACTACTCCAGGATCAAACAATGCGACTTCTGTTGGTATGGCTGTTGGTGAAATGCGTTTCACGAATACTCATTTGTATATCGCAGTGAATGCGACAACAATCAAGCGCGTAGCATTGAGCACATTCTGATGTCGATTGAAGCAGCAGGATCATACGTCGCAGCTAAGTCTGCATCAGCAGCTGGTGGTTTGCTTGGCGGATTGACTATGTTTGCGTTCATGAAACCAGCAACAATTTTAGATGCCACTATTCGTGGTGGCATCTGCACAGGCTCCGCAATTATATTTGCTCCGATTCTTTGTGAATACATTAATACTGAAATTACAGTTGAGCATCTAGTAGCAGCTGGAGCAGTTATCGGATTTTTAGCATGGGGCGTGTTGTCGATGACAGCACGCTTTTTCATTAAGGCAGAAGCGACCAACAAGGATATCGTGGAGGCCGCTAAGGAAATTAAAAAGTGAAATGAAGGGTAAGTTGGACGATAACAATTTTTTTCTTTATGCTGCACATCATTATTTGAATCCATGTGTTGATGAGCAAGAGTTCCTAGATGATTTGAACAGAATCAAAAATCTTCGTAGACTTTTTGGTCGCTATGAAAAACACGGAGAGCTCAAAGAACGATTGATCATAAACCACTTGATGGTTCTATACAATGTGTTTGAGCATAAGGCTTTGACGCGGATGCTTGCGTTTAAGTTGTACGATCAACTTCACATTCTTAAACCTTTTCTTATGTTATTGAACTACTGGCCCGATCTTATAGAAAACATTGGTTCTGATAATTACACGATTAGATCTAACGAAGTCGTTATGGATATGCGAGTAATCGACGTTCTGAGGAAAATCTGATGCGTAATCTTAACGAAGACGAAGGCGGTCCTCCCGCTAATCACGCTGGTCCAGCTACAAGCACATCTGATGTTCACTGGAGCAAGCGTCAACCTCGCATTGGTGCTAAAGGTAAACTCAAGAAGTATGGTCAGCCCATATTATTCAAAGCTATCATGCGCAGAAAAAGCGTCAATGAACAGCTTCAGAATCCTCCAATGAAAAAAGTTTATTATAAAATACTAAAGAAGAAAGTTCCTGCGGTGAGCAGAACAAGCGCATCAGGTGGTGGTAGTGATGGATCCAGTGAACAAGTCCAACGCGAGCATATTGTTAAAACAGACGGTGGATTCCGCCTTGTCTCGAAGAAAACAGGAAAAAACCTCGGAACGTATCCTTCGCGCGCGGGCGCAGAGAGAAGAGAGCGTCAAGTCCAGTTCTTCAAACATAAAGGATAAGAAAATGGGTTTGGGTATTAAGATTGCGATTGCAGCTATTCTCTTTTCTGTCATATCTGGCGGATACTTCTACATCGAAGCTCTACAGGGTAAGTTAGAAGCAGCGGCTGAAGTTCAGCAGCGTATGGAAGGCGTGATCACACAACAGAAGATGGTCATGGAACAGCAGCAAGCTGATATGAAGAAGATGCAGGCTATCAACATAGAAGTTGCAGCAAAAGCTCAGCAAGCACAGAACGAAGTCAACGCTCTTAGCCGTAAGATGTCGCGACTAGATAATCTTGCAAAAGCTCCGCCTTCAGAAACTGAAGTTCGCGTCAATCGCGGAACAAGAGATGCTCTACGTTGCAATGAATTAGTTACAGGTGCACCCTTGACAGCTGACGAACAAAGCGGTAGAGTAAGGAATACAATATGTAATGACTTTATTCAGGCTCAGTTGCCTAAGAAGGAGCCAGCACAATGAGAGTTGCTATTGCTGCGTTATGCGCCCTGTTCCTAGCTGGGTGCGATGAAACTACCAAGGTTTTTGATAAGCCAGTTCTTGTCGAAAGAGCTGAATTGATTCTACCTCCAACTATGCCTATCAATCAAGCGGAAATGAAATGGATTATCATTACTCCTGAGAACTATGCTGCAAAGGCACAGGAACTCAGCGGTAAGGGTGATGTTGTTCTTTTCGCTCTTACCTCACAGGGCTATCAGGCGCTTTCTATGAACGTTGCTGAACTGCGTAAGCACATTCAGCAGCAGAACGCCGTGATTGCAGCCTACAAAGAATATTACAAACAAGAGCAGAAATAGTCTTGACAATTTTCCTTGAGCTGATTATAATGAATTTATGTCTACTATCACTGATCACAAATATGCACAGATGATCTCGCACAAACTTCTGCTGTTCAAGCGGAAGTCTGAGCGAGTTTATAATTTCCGCTGTCCTTTCTGTGGCGATTCACAGAAGAACAAATTGAAGGCGAGAGGCTATCTGTTTGAGAAATCAGGCGGCCTCATTTACAAGTGTCATAACTGCGATGTCGGTACTAATCTTGGTAAACTTATTGAGCTCGTTGATCCTGGTCTGGCCAAGTCGTACCGATTAGAGTCATACAAAGATCGCGTTTCAGCCAATACTGAAATTGATACGTTCATCATTCCTAAGACGGAAGTTGAACGCCCACCAATCATTCTTGACGAGATGCTCTTTCGTCTCGATAAACTTCCTGCACATCATCGCGCAGTCGAATATGTAAAGTCTCGTAACATTCCAAAAGAACGTTGGAATGATCTTTACTATGCGCGAGATTTTAAAGAACTCGAAACGCTGAATCCAATCTATGAGGGGCGTCTGGCATCAGACGAACGATTGGTAATTCCGTTTCGACGCGAGGATGGGTTGCTCACTGGCGTTACAGGTCGCGCTATGGGCAACTCATCCTTGCGATATGCAACTGTTCGTATCACAGATGATCCATTGATTTATGGTCTTGATCGTGTAAAACGTGGCAAAACTATATACGTCGTGGAAGGTCCTATCGACAGTATGTTCCTTGATAATGCTATTGCTGCTGGTGGAACGGACTTTCAAAGAGCACTATATAGCTTGAACGGCGAAAGCGTAGTTCTGGTATTCGATAATCAACCGCGAAACAAACAAGTTGTGAAGCGTGTTGAGTCATATGTTCAACGTGGGTATACTATGGTTGTGTGGAATTCAAACTGGATTTATAAAGATATTAATGATGCAATTTTATCAGGATGTAGTGTTTCTGAGATTGAGTATCTACTAAATAAATCCACGTTTAAGGGTCTTGCTCTTAAGCTGGCTATCCGAGATTGGAAGAAGTGTTAACACAAACGCAATGTTTGTGAACGGTATTGTTTTGTCCGAAAAAAAGTAAGAAACGGAGTTTCATATGTCTAATTCTCTACCTACCCTCTATCAACAGTTTATTCATCTTTCACGATATTCAAGATTTTTATGGGACGAGGGTCGTAGAGAAAACTGGGAAGAAACTATCGGTCGTTTCTTTGATTTCTTCGAAGGTCATCTGAAGGAACAGCACAACTACGATATCAAAGCGTATCGTAAGGAACTTGAAGACGCAGTTCTGTCACAAAAGGTTATGCCTTCGATGCGTTGCGTTATGACTGCTGGTGACGCGCTCAAGCGCGAAAACGTTGCTGCGTACAACTGCTCGTATGTTGCAGTCAACAGCCCACGTTCATTCGACGAAATTCTTTATATTCTCATGAACGGAACTGGTGTTGGTTTCTCTGTCGAGTCAAAAGACGTAGAGCAGCTTCCTCTCATCGCAGAGTCGTTCTATCCTTCAGATACAACTATTATGGTTGCCGACTCCAAGCTCGGTTGGGCTAAAGCTCTCAAGGAACTCATTCATCTTCTTTACTCTGGACAGGTTCCTAAGTGGGATATGTCAAAGGTTCGTCCAGCTGGAACTCCACTCAAAACTTTTGGTGGGCGCGCATCTGGTCCAGAGCCGCTCGATGCTCTATTCAAGTTCTGTATTGATATCTTCAAGAAGGCCGCTGGTCGTCGTCTAAACACATTGGAATGCCATGACATTGTATGTAAAATCGCTGATATTGTTGTTGTGGGCGGCGTTCGTCGTTCTGCTCTTATTTCTCTTTCAGATCTAAACGATGATCGTATGCGCACAGCTAAGTCTGGTCAGTGGTGGCTCGACGAATCTCAGCGTGCGCTTGCTAACAACTCAGCCATCTATAAAGAAAAGCCTGACATGGGCTTGTTCATGGAAGAGTGGAAGTAACTCTATGAATCTAAGTCTGGTGAGCGTGGTATCTTCAACAGAGCATCTGCTAAGGCTACTGTTACGAAGCACGGTCGCCGTGATCCTAACTATGACTTCGGAACTAATCCTTGCTCTGAGATCATTCTTCGTGACAAGGAATTCTGTAATCTGTCAGAAGTTGTTATTCGTGCAACAGATACGATGGAAACGCTCAAGGAAAAGGTTTACTGGGCAACTATCCTTGGAACGTGGCAGTCAACTCTGACGAACTTTAAGTATCTTTCATCATCGTGGAAAAAGAACTGTGAAGAAGAACGCCTGCTTGGTGTTTCAATGACAGGAATTATGGATAATGATCTCACCAATGGAAAAACTCCAGGGCTCGCAGAGCGACTCGAAGAACTCCGCGCTATCGCAGTCGAGACCAACAAAAAGTTCGCTAAGGATATTGGCATCCCACAGTCTGCTGCTGTCACTTGCGTTAAGCCCTCTGGTACTGTTAGCCAGCTTACTGATGCTGCTTCTGGTATTCATGCACGCCATAATCCATACTATATTAGAACAGTTCGTGCGGATAAGAAAGATCCTCTGGCCGCATTGATGATCGACGCTGGTGTTCCAGTTGAAGACTGTGCAATGCGTCCGAACAACGTATATGTGTTCTCGTTCCCAATGAAAGCTCCTGAGAATGCTGTGTTCCGCACAGATATGTCTGCTATCGAGCAGCTTGAACTGTGGGTAACATATCAGGATCACTGGTGTGAACACAAGCCATCTGTTACTATCTCTGTGAAAGAACACGAATGGCTCGACGTAGGTGCGTGGGTTTACAATCACTTCGACAAGATGTCTGGTGTTTCATTCCTTCCGTTTTCTGATCACGTCTACAAGCAAGCTCCTTATCAAGATTGCTCGAAGGAAGAGTACGAAGAGTTCGCTGCTAAGATGCCTAAGAGCATCGACTGGAGCAAGCTCAAGGATTACGAAAAGACTGATACGACAACTGGAGCGCAGGAGCTTGCTTGCGTTGCTGGTGGATGCGAGATCTAAGCAATGGTGGAGAAAGATATCACCTGCCCTTGCGGAGAATACGAGTACACAGTCATCTATGAAAAGCGTGGAAAGAAAGCAACACCTCAGTTCTGCCCCTTCTGTGGGGCAGACGCTGAGGAAGAAACTATTGAGGAATTAGAAGAGGATGACGAATGATTTCGTTTATCATCCCCTGCTATAACGAAGAAAAGCATATCAAAGATTGCATTCGTTCTATTAGAAAAAACGTATGGTATGTTCCATACGAAATCATAGTAGTTGATAACAACTGCACTGATAAGACTGCAAAGATTGCTGAAAAAGAACAAGCGTTCGTTATCAAAGAAACTCGCAAAGGCGTTGTCTTTGCAAGACAAGCTGGATATCAAGCTGCTCGAGGTCGTCTGATAGCCAACATTGATGCTGATTCTAAGATAACCAGTGCTTGGCTGTGGGAAGCACTGAGTGGATTATCTGACGATAATGTTGTTGCTGTTACTGGCCCTCTAGAATATGAGGATGTCAGCTCTAGCTTACGAATGATGACGAAGTTCTATTATGCTCTTGCAAAAATCAGCAACGATCATATTGGTGTATTCTTACAAGGTGGTAATGCTATAATTAGAAAATCTGCTTTGGATGAAGTTGGTGGTTATGATACTTCTATCGCTTTCTACGGCGAAGATACAATGACTGCAAAACGTATTCAGCATCTTGGTAAGATAGTGTTCAATCCAAGAATGATAACTACAACTTCCCCAAGAAGACTTAAAGAGCAAGGTCTCATAAAAACTTCTTGGTTGTACATTAGTAACTATTTTTCCGTGACGTTCAAAAATAAATCCGCAACTAACGACTACAAGGATTTTAGATGAAGTCATACAAAACAGTATTCATCTCAGATATACATCTAGGCACGAAGATGAGTCAAGCGGATAAGCTGCTTGGTTTCATGAAAACTTTTGAATGCGAGAAAATATATTTGGTCGGTGATATTGTTGACTGCTGGGCTATGTCTAAGAAAAATATTTGGAATCAGTTTCACAATGACGTAGTGCAGAAGTTACTCCGTAAGGCTAGAAAAGGAACAGAGATAATCTACATTCCTGGCAATCATGATGATGTCATGAGAAACTATTGTGATAATGAGTTTGGTCACGTCATCATAACTAATGAAGCGATTCATCTTGGAGTTGACGGTAAGCTGTATCTCGTTACACACGGCGATCAGTTTGATATTGTAATGAAAAACGCGGAGTGGTTAGCACACTTAGGTTCATGGGCTTATGATGTTAGCATTTCCATTAGCGTTATGTTGAACAAGATCAGAAATCTACTTGGACTATCACACTGGTCTCTGTCCTCATATCTGAAATATAAAGTCAAGGAATCAGTGAACTTCATCGGAGACTACGAAGAAACTCTGACGAAATATGTAAAGAACAAAGGTTTGAACGGTATAATCTGCGGACACATTCATCACGCAAACATTCGTGATATCGACGACGTTAGATATATGAACTGTGGCGATTGGGTTGAGTCATGCACAGCGTTAGTAGAACATCACAATGGAACATTTGAAATAATTAGATGGGAAGTGAAATGAGTGAATCTTTGCTTAGTATCAATGAACGATACAATATGATTCTTGACAAAATCGAAAACATCAAAGCTAATCTTCATACGATTCACGAAGAAAACCTTGATGAAGCTATGAAGGAAATCGACAAGCTCGAAGAAACCCTGAAGCAGATCGAAGACTTGTATCCAGAGGAAGTTAGTCGTCATATATAATTGTATGACGAATTATGAAAATCCATGGACGTTCAACGGAAAAGAGTTTACAAGTGAAGATATCGGCGACTCGTATGGTTTTGTCTACATCATCACGACACCAGAAGGCCAGAAGTATATCGGACGTAAATACTTCTGGTCTATCCGTAAAGCCCGTGGAAAAAGTCGTCGCCAGCGATCCGAATCCGACTGGAAAGCATACTATGGATCCAGTGACGTACTCAAATCTAAGATCAAAGATTCTGACAAAAGCCTATTCAGGCGAGAAATAATTTCTTTACATTCTACGAAAGGTAGAGTAAACTATGAGGAAGTTAGAGAGCAGTTCGCTCATGGCGTTCTCGAGGATGATAACTATTTGAACGACAACATAAACGGGAAGTGGCATCGTGGACCAGAACACATCAGAAGCAAATCAAGATTCTCTGCCCTCGCATCTGGGCGGTCATCTCAACAAGACCCACAATGATCGAGGTACGCTCGCATTTCTAATCAGCGAGTATGGCGTCAAGTCGTTTCTCGACGTAGGTTGTGGTCCTGGTGGTATGGTCGCACTCGCGAGCATGCGCGGGCTTGAAGCAGTTGGCATCGACGGTGACTGGGAAGTTCCAAAAGAAAAAGATACTGATATCATCATTCACGATTTTACCACTGGTCCTTGCTACACTACGAAAGCTGAGTTTGATCTCGGTTGGTCTGTAGAGTTTCTTGAACACGTCGATGAAAAGTATCAAGACAACTATATGCGCGCCTTTGCTCGTTGTAAATATGTTGTAGCAACTGCTGCGCCTCCAGGCTATCCTGGACATCATCATGTGAACTGTCAGCCGCAGGAATACTGGCACAAGGTTTTCGATAAGTATGGTTTTGACTACGATGATGCTGTTACTCAGCGTATTCGTATGCAGGAATCCACAATGCAGAAGCCATTCATGCAAACAACTGGTATGTTCTTTAGGAGACGATAATGAATTACATTTCAAACGATAATGAGTCTGTTGTTGTATTAACAAGAGATAAGCTGATCTACGACGAAGGCCTGCGCAGCTTTATGTTGCAGGTTTATAACTACATGACTTTCGCGCTGGCTCTTAGTGGACTATTTTCAATCGGCGTTTCGATGTCGCCAGCTCTCATGGCTGCTATCTGGGGAACGCCGCTCAAGTGGGTTGTTGTTTTTGCTCCGCTGGTTAT